TCTGCTTTTGCTTGCCCTGTTGCAACCGTTGTAATTACAAATAGCGCGGCCCAAATAGTGAAGTGTCGCAGGCGAGCTATCCGCGGTTGCGGCTCGCTATAGCGACTGGAGCGTAGCATCCCTGTCAAATATCGTTTCATAGGTTGTTCACATATTCATAGTGTGTTGGGCATAGCGGGTAGCCAATACGCGTACCGAAGTAGTCCAGGTAAGCAGTCTCGGTGGCTTTTAGCCTGCACCACATGTCTATATCCCACTCAAATATGCGGCATTTAACTGGTCGTGTCATTGGGATCTCCTAAATGCACAGCTCTTATATGGCTTTCCATTAATCGGCTGATCTCGACCTGGCTCATGAACTCCAGCGCAGCCCTAAGGGAGTAACCACATGGACACTCATACATAAATGGCGGTCTGTTTTTAGGCATCTAAATCCTGCTTCCAGCTCATAACGCCGAGTACCCCGCAGCCGTTGCACTCCATAACATGAACATAATCGGGTAAGTTCTCAGTTACTACCACTATTTTGTGGTCTGTCTTGGCCTTACATACTCGGCACTCAACTAAGGGCATCGCCATGCACACTAGCTCTTAGATTTTCGATAGGGAATAGATCATCCTGAGTCACCCAGAAGTTACCCTGCCTAGCGTTTAGGTAGCGTGATGTTCTAGCCATCGCTACAGGTATCCAGCCAGCCAGGCGATAGCAAGGGCTATGCCCGGTAACTAGGATTACAACGTCTTGTGCTCGATCGGTTGAATTGATGATGGCGCAGCCGTTTTCGTACTTAGTCCATTTGACCTCGATGCGGCTGCCTACATCGGCTTGCCCCTTGTAAGTGTTTAACGTAGCCCGAAAGTTACGTATGCCGAAGTACTGCGCTACAGCCATCTCGGATGCCACAGCTTCGGCGTGCTCAGCTATAAATTCATGCAGACTTATAGCCTTATTAAACCTACCTGCATGATCTGGCCTCGATGCTCTAGCCAGCACACGTGCTAGGCCTATCTCATGCGCCTCGATCTCTTGGGCGTAATCCAATATGACCTTATGCACGGTTGCACTCTAAGCAAATCCACAGCTTATCGTCTACGTATTTGCCATCGATTTTGCAGCCAAAATGCTGGCCTTTGTCACACCACTCGATAGCAGGCGGCTGCACCTGGTCTCGTATCTCGGTGCCATCCATCTGTATGGTTAAACGATCGCCTGTCTTTAGATTAATCATCTCAAAATCACCGCTCATTTACTTCTCCTGATCGATCGTTTAAAAGTTTTAATTGCCACGAAAGTGATCGCATTGACACAACATTTGCTTTTGTCATCCAATAAATTGCCGCTTGTAAATCATTATTGGCTAATGCCACCTCTGCTACATCTATATATTCTTTGCCAATATCAGCCATTTACTTCTCCCAACGTGGTGCGCATTGTGGCTTAGCCTTTGATGGACATACCCATCCCTTGTATTTGTTGCCTGTCTTATTGCTTATGCCTTCTTTGTAGACCATACGGCCGTGCTCGCAGGTCTCGGCTTGCTCGGTAATAACTCCACCTAACGCCCCTTTAATTAAATCTAGCCCGGTAGCGAGTGGTTCGGCCGTGCCTTCGGGATGTATTACCCACGGATCAACCTCAGGTTTAGGTGCAGACTGTTGGACTTGTGCCATGTTTTCTTTAGTTGGTCGATGCTCACTTGGCATCAATAGGCTAATGCACCTACCTATGGCACTTGTGGTCGTATCCTCAATAAACCAGCGTTTCATATTTTCGCGGTAAAACGCTACGTTGCCGTAGGCAAAGTCCACAGCTGCAGGCACCATGTCCTCATGCTCACGATATATAGCAGCTCTGACCAGCACATAGCCAGCCTGTAGGTCTACCTCAACGATGGATGCCTCGATACGCCCCGATATGTATGCGGTTCTAAAGCGCTTAATGCGTGTATTTACATCCTCATAATCATCCAGGTTAAACATTAAGCACCTGCTTTTCTGCCTCTACGGCTGCTTGCATTTGATCTGCTAGTGACCAATGTATAAAACCACCTTTACCATCTGGCCATGTCTCAGCCTGGCGCTTGTGGTAGTTGCAGTAAGCACGTGTAGCGCCCTTCGACTTGATGGTGACTGAGACTGTGATGATCGTGGCAATAGGCACGCACTTGTCGCTAAAGCTCCAGGTCTGTGTCTTAGTATCAAAATTGCCGAACTCAGATTTACAGTCGGTGCAATATGTACCTGTAGGTGCGCTCTTAATCATTTGTTTGCCGCCTCACGTGCGCGGCGTTCACCGATGCGGATGCCTACTGCTCGCCCGGCCTTGTGTCCATCTTTACGGCCTGCAGCTACGCCCATACTGTAAAAGATTACTGCGATGCCTAACACGGACAATAAAACCCATGCCGCCATTTGTTCAAATTGCATAGTGTGATCCCTTGTTTATCAGGTAGCCCTTTACCACCTTTTGTAAAAGGGTAAAGCGCCCTACCGACATAATCAAGTACTCGGCGTATTTGGCGGCGTGTCGTCTGGGTCTTTAGGCTTGGACTTTAGGCCGTTGCTTGCCAGCACACCGCCCAAACTGCCAGTTAAGAAAATGGTCAGGGTTGTAAGCAGGTCGATAAACGCTCGATCGTTAGGCGCTTGATTTGATATGGGCTGAGTTACAAATATAAGCGCGTACAACATGCCAAATACACTAAAAGCAAATACCAGGGCAAGGGTGCAGCCAATAAACACGATAAGCCTGGCGTGTAGCTGCTCAGGCGTTAGGCGCTTCATATACGTCTTTTGGTAGTAGGTCTTTGGTGCATGTACCCACCACTTCGCAGGCAGGTGGCTGGCACTTAGCTTCGCCCCAGTTTTCGTATTCTTGGCACTCATACCTTACCCATCCTTGATAGCTGCAACCTGATAGGAGCAGCGACAAGGCCACCGCCCCTACCAGTCTGCGCATTACTTCTTGCCTACACCAAACTCTTTTGCTTTTGGATCGATAGCCTTTAGCGCCGGGCCGATTAAGGCTGCGATAAACGCGTTAGCTAGTGTGCGTGGATCGGTAACACCTGCCATGTATAGCGCTGCAACGGCTGCCGCAGCTGCTCGGCCATAACTTAGTGCCATCGCTTTTAGTTGTGCTTGCATTTTTATCTCCTAAGCGCCCTTAGTTGATCTGACGTAGCACGAACAGCGTAGCCGTGCCGCTTGATGTCATGGCATATAAGGCGCTGTGATCGCCTACCATGAGCGTTAGTTTGTCACCGTTATCTAAACGGTAGCCATTGGTGGTGCTTAAATCTGCACCGCCTAGATAAATCGTGCCGCTGGCGCTATGCAGGTAAGCCATCTGGTCACCTATTTCCTCAGGCACGACTATCTGCGCGCTAGTGGTAACGGTAAATTGTGCCGATTTAGGCATTTGATAACCCCAATTTCTTAGCTAATGCTATGGCCTTTTCCTTGCTTATTGACACCTCGAAGTGCATCTCATCCTTACGGTTGCGATAGTCACCGCCCCATGTAAGACCGTATTTTTTAGCTAGCGCCTGGATCATCGGCACCTTTTCCGCTGGGAAAGTGCCTGCCTTGCCTAGTGGGTGCTGCGTGGCATTTAGGTCGATGGCTGTGCCGCTACTGTGGCAGCTAAGTTTGTCGGTGGTGCCGCGTACCATGCGGAAAGCGTAAGCCCAGTCATCTAACTTGCCTTCATCGATCGGCTCAATAAGCGCATGAAATTCTGCAGCAAATGCAGCTAGTAACTCACCTGCACCCGCAGCGCATCTAATCTTTAAGTTAGTGCCTTTGACCGGGTAAGGCTTTACATTGATCTCAGCCTGGTCTTTACTGGCAGGCCAGCCGTTATAGCTCTTTAGCATTTAATTCACACCTTTGGCAATTCCATCTAAATAAATCATTTAAAAATACTTCTTTGTGGCCACATGTAGGTCGCGGCGCTATAAAAGCATCTGCATCTGCATCATAGGTAAAGCCAATGCCTGCATAGTTGTAGCGGATGTTGCCGTTGTAACTTGTACGTTTGCAAGTTTGACCTCGAAAATTACCGTACCAAGTTTCAGGATCAACGCCTTCAATTAATTGAGTTTCATCGATGCCAGTAATTACTTCGGTAACTATGTTGTTTTCATCTAAAAATGCGTAGTGTGCCATTATGACCAACTCACATTTCCTGTGCCAGCGGTAATAGTTGCACGTTTAAAACCGCCTGACGGTGCGCTTTCGCTACCAGTTAATCCAGCACCGATAGTTATGGTTCTAGTATCGGCATAACGCAAAATTACTACGCCTGATCCACCACTTGCAGCATTTGCGCCGCCCATAGGATCGCCCGATCCACCACCACCGCCGCCTGTATTTGCAGTTCCATTAGTTCCAGCGCCGTTGTTGCTTCCTGCACCGCCGCCGCCTGCGCCACCAGCGCCCGCTGTACCGTTTTCACAACCGCCGCCGCCGCCGCCTGCATAGGTGACAGATGAGCCAGTAATTGAGTTTGCTGATCCCGCACCGCCCGCGCCTGCATTTGGCCCGGCACCATTACCACCGACAGCACTAGCACCACCACCGCCGCCGCCAGAGTTAATATCTAAATTTACGCTGTTACCACCATTATTTCCTTGTGATGGGCTGGTCGATGGTGTATTTCCTGAACCTTGTTTGCCAGCAAAATAAGCAGGTGAACCGCCGCCTGATCCGCCATCGCCAGCTTTAACGCCACCAGCTGTAGATATACCGCCGCCACCGCCACCAGTCGATGTGATGGTTGCAAAAACTGAATTGCTGCCGTTAGAAGGTGTTGTAGTCGATGTATTACCAGCTGCGCCAGCACCAACGGTAACGGTGTAATTAGTACTTAATGCAATAGTAAATGGGGTTGAACCAACCGATGTGCGGTAGCCACCAGCACCGCCACCGCCTGAACCAATACCAGCAGCATTTGCACCCGCGCCACCGCCTGCAACTACTAAGTAATCAACCGATAACGGTGTTGGTATGCCATAAATTCCTGTAACTAAATTTGGGATCATTAGGCGATCGCACCAACTACGTACCAAGTATCTGTACCAGTTTTAATACAGGCCGCTGATTTGTACTGGGA